CCGCCGCCAGTTGTGCCACCTCCCGTTGTGCCACCTCCCGTTGTGCCACCTCCAGTTGTAGTGCCGCCAGTTGTGCCACCTCCAGTATTACCCGGTCCGGGTCCGGGTCCCGAATCCGGTGGTGGTTCTGTGTAAACAGGGGTGTCATCCGGTGTGGCGTCTGCAACAGGGGTTTCTGCTGTTGTGCCGCCGCCAGTTGTGCCGCCGCCAGTTGTGCCGCCGCCAGTTGGCACGAAAGGCGACAACAACACGTCGGTGCCCTCTCTCAAAAACATTCCGGGTTCGTTCGGTGTTTGACCCGGTGCGCTTACAAGGTTCCCCATGAGAGCGGCTTGTTCAAGCGCCCTTTGTTGGGCTATCAACTCTTGTGTCGTAGGCATCACTGGCGCAGCTGCCGTAGTAGCTGCCATCGTTGTAGGCGCGGCGGCTGTTTGCTGGGCCGCTTGCTGAGCCTCTTGCTGGGCTGCCAGTTGCTCAGAGGCCAACTTTTCTGCCTCTTGCTGGGCTGCCAGTGCGTTTGCTCGGTCTACCTCCGCTTGTCGCGCTGCAACTTGTTGGGCTGCCAGTTCTTGTGCCGCAGCCATTTCCGCTTCTGACGGACCTGCAGGGCTAGTGCCTGTCGGTGGACCAGAAGTGGTTTGTGTAGGTGGGGGTGGCGGTGGTGGAGTGGCTCGCTCTTGCGCCTGCTCGACTGCTGCGGCGGCTGCTGCCGGAATCGCATAGGCCGGAAGCTTTGAAAAATCGAAGTTCGACATGTCGATCTTGGGTTCAAAGCCACCCATCATCCCACCCGCAAACATACCGACAGGTTCTTGTGTTTCACGTGAAACACGTGCAAGGGGTCCCTGTGTGTAACCACGCAATAGGCCCGAAAGCCCTGATGAAATAACCGGCTTTCTCATTTGGTTTACCTCGCCTCCTTGTCGAAAGTTTCCTAAAGGGTCTCCTGCTTGGGATATAGCCGCAGGATCGTCCGCTATTGCCGGGTTACCTTTCGCTAATCGCTGCCGGGACTTATCGAAAACGGTCAGAATTTCCTGCTCTTGTGGCAATTTTAATTTGGTGGAGCGACGTAACATTATAGCACCGCTGGGGTGTAAATCCCGGATCGCTTCCAGACGAGCGCCGGGGACGCCCGAGTCTTTTATGGCGTTGATCAACATCTCGTCACTAACCGCTCTAATACCGTCCGGATGGTACTCCCCAAGAAGTTCCTCCGGGACTTCTATTGGATTGGAGCCATCTACTTTGAGGGTAATAACGTCGTCGTTAGCCGAAACCTCAAATCTTTGTCCTTTTTGCCCAAAAAACGTGGTGTCCGTAGGAAAAACGACGTCTACGACACCGTCGTTTTCGAAATCGCCGTAATGAGCACCTCGAAAATCGACGTTGGCAAACCCTCTAGTATCAATACGTGCAGGGATAACAGTGCCCAAATCACTAGGGGTTCCAGCGCCATAAGTCATGGATGCCGCTGGAGAGTCAACCATAAAAAATGCGGGCTCGTCCGTGTTCATGTGGACTCCACCCTCTGCGATTATACGCTCGTCTGCACCGCGAGTACCGTGAAACGCATACTCATTGGCTTCGGTAAACTCTTTCTGAGGCAAAATAGACCCGTCTGGGGCTCTTGTGATAATTGTGTCTGGAAGATTCGGCTCGCGTTCTTCTACATCAACCTCATGGCGCAACTCAGAAGCACGCTGCCTAGCGACATCTCTTTCTCGAATTATTTGGTTGCGCTTAGGCGCAGAACGTATGCCTTCGCTTAACTGGCCCTGACGGTTGGCATAAATGCTTTCTTGTTGCTGCAGTTTTGCTCTCTTATCTGCAAGACCTCGCTTCACCACGCCGCCTATGCCCGGCAAGAGCCCAAGGCCCGCTATACCAACGCCTACTAAGTCGCCCCTACCAGCAGCCTCTGATGCAGCCGCCGCGTCCGAAAGATCGCCTAAACCCGGTAAAAACTCTGCCGCAGTTAAAAGTTTTTCTGCACGACGGTAATCTTCGCGCCCACCACCTAATCGTTCTGCTACGGCTCTCTGTACTTGATCTAACACACCCTCTTCAACCGGAACGGCCATTTGCATAGGACCAAGGTCCGTGGGCATTTTTTGGTTTAACCGCTCAACCGGGTCTTGCTCTGCCAGCATTGCCAGAACTTCGGCCTGTGTTAAAGATTCAGCCATAGTAGTTTGCCGCTGAAATTAATTGACTCGACGCATAGCCTTCTTCCCAATCGTCACTGGGCAGGCTCACAAAGTTTCCTTGGCGATACCGCATCAACGCCTGCGTCGTGCTGTCCACCAAGTCATCGTGGGTTCCGTTCGGAAATGCAGCACACTCTTCAATGACTTCGTGCGCCCAACTTTCATCCGGAGCCCAGATCATCCCCGCTTCAAACAACGGAGAGATAGAATGTACTCTTGATAACTTATCATTACCACGGCTAGGTGTGAAATTTACAACAGGTATGCCCACCTGCCGCAGTTCGTGGGTCAGAGGGGTCCCTGTGGCTTTTGCCTCGATAATTACCGTCTCCGGCTCCCAATACTTGTATTGCTCTAACGCAATCTCTTTCAACTCCGGAAAATCCCACCGACCCTTCTTCGCATCCAGCAATATAAGGTTCGCGGGGCCCCCTGCCTCCTCCGGATAAAACACCCCCCAAGTAGTAATCGCACTGTAGTCCGCAGTCTCACGCTTCGAGAACGCCGTGTCGTAGCTCTGAATTACATACTGCAAATCCGGGATCGACGCACCTTCCCAAAAACGCCACCACTCACGCTTCAAGATCGCCAGCGTCTCGGACGTCGGCGCCTGCTGATACTGCGCATTCCACTGGTACGGCGGAATCGACGCCTTTACAGACTCCAACTCCTCTTTCTTCCAGAATTCAGGCCACGTAGGCTCGCCAGACGGTAAAATGGCCGGTAATTCCACCACTTCCCACTGGTCCGCATTGGGGTCTTTAGTCATTTGACGGATCAAATTGCCCGTCATGTCTTTCTCAGACCACCGCGTCTGTACCAGAACGATCGCTCCACCCGGCTGTAAACGCTGCCGGGGACCCGCCGTGTACCACTCCCACGCATTCTCAAACCCGCTCGCCGACATCGCTGTCTGCTCCGAGTGCGGATCGTCAATAATGATCAAATCACCACCACGGCCAGCCAAGTTCGACCCAACACCTACCGCGTAATACATACCACCGGATTTCGTGTCCCAGCGCCCTGACGCCTTACTGTCCGCCGACAAGATCGTATTATCGAAAATCTCCTGATAATCGTCCTGCTCCAACAGGTTCTTGACCTTCCTGCCAAAGTTCACCGCAAGCTCGGTCGTATGCGTCGCCTGTATGATCTTCATCGCCGGATTACGACCTATCATCCACGCCGGAAACAAAAACGACGCAAACTCACTCTTCGTATGACGCGGCGGCATGTTGATAATTAACCGCTTCAACGTCCCATTCGCAATCTGCTCAAGCTTCTCAGCAATCAAATGATGGTGCCGACCCGCAATAAACTGCGGCCACATAGAATTTACAAATGGTAAAAAATTATTTTGGCAGGATTCCACACGCTCAAGTTGCTTCAGACGCAACTCTAAACGTAATTTCTGAACGTCACTTGTGGAATCTAAACTGAGGCTCAAAGGGGTCCCTGACTTAAATACTTAACAAGAGGACTATAGCCCCCAGAACATGGAAACGTAAGACGCGGCGGCGATTTGTGCATTCCGTTCACCGATACATCCATCACCTGATCCGACGAATACAACAAACACTCCGGCTGCGTGTCCGCTGGCCGCCAACGCTGTACCAAAACCCAACAATTGCTGCCCTGATGACGAACCGCAAAGCTCACCTGAAACGGGGACAAGTTCACCTGATTGCCCTTCGCAACCTTCAACTCGATCATATGCAACCGCTTGTTACGGTCCATCAACAATAAATCTGGTATCCCCGGCGTCTGACTGTTCTCAATCCGCGTCAGTACAATGTCCGAGTCCAGCTTCTCAATGTTAGCCTTGAGCGCCTTCCAGAAGTTTGACTCCGTCCGCTTCGACATCAATCACCTTCTCACCCAACTGGGCCTTCAACTCGTTCAACGCCTTCACAACCTCTTCTTTCGACATCTGGTCAATCGACCCATGACGAATCTCGCTCTTGTTGACGTAAATGTCACCTTGGGCCAAGCCCCGCGCTTTCTCAGCCTGTACCGCAGCACTGTACGCACCGTTCTCCAAAGCCTCGTCACGTATCCGCTGCAAATCCCGAATGTGCCTCGAGTACGTCACCTCATACTTCTCAGCTAACTCGCGCCGTCGCTCACGCAACGCCTTCACAATATGCGGCGATTTGTTCGGATTTAACATCTCATACGCACGAGTGTGCGCACCCTTAACACTAAACCCAGCTTCAGCAGCCAGATTACGGAGCGTATCCTGACCCTCTCGCGTTGCAACCAACTCGACAAACTTCACCTGCTTCCCGGTTAGCCGACTATCTTCCGTTACTCGCGGACGACCCCGCGTTTCAACTTTTCCTGCCTCTTTGGCCATGCATCAAATCCCATATCAGAGTGGACTTGGGACGCAAATATAGCACTTTTTTATCGCAGTTAAAGGCCCACGGACCTTGGTTCGTTTTTACTGTGTATTGTTTTCGTGAAACCTGCACATGTACACGTCTGCCACGCGCGCGCCGGTCGCGCCGGATCGCGCGCCGCGGCGCTCGGATCGCTGCAGCCGATTAGCCTCGATTGGCCGGGGGACCCGGAGCCGGGGACCGGGGATCGCCGACCGGGGATCGCCGACCGGGGACCGATGTTCGCGGACCTTGGAAGTTAAAACGCGGCCAAAAATCACTTCCACGTTTTAAAAAAACAAACGCGCTCGGATCGCGGGCTGGGGATCGGGGACCACGGGACGCGGACCACGGGCCGCGGTACGTTTGGGGGAGGCGGCCGCCCGCGCCTCGCGGGCAAGTTGCACTCTTAAATCGATAGGCAAAAAAAAGCCCGCACCAAGGCGGGCTAATAGATCGATCGAGCGGGTTACAGTTCTTGAATCCAACCGGCGACGTGCTGAATGTAACGCTCGACCATCACGCTCACGTAATCTTGCACGTCCTCAGATAGCGCGTTGTAACAAAAGCTGCGGTTCAATTCGATTTGCTCCCAGCTCGACCAATTCGCGTGCTCGAAAATAAACTTGTCGGTGCATCCGTAGCCATCGAGTTCCGCGACGATCCGCACCGCTGGGCCGTTACCCGCTAAAATAATGCGCGCCTCGACGCCAGCGTCGGAAACCGACCAATTCGCGTCTTCGCCGTAAACTTGCCCAAACTCCACGACCGGCTGTGATGACCAACACGATCGATATTGGACGCCGTAATGGTGCTCGTCCCAGTTCCAATCGTTGAACGCGTCGAGATCATCCGCGTTGGTGGATTCTTCTAATTTCCAATGTTGGTCTGTTACTTCGACGATCCGGTGAATGCATGCCCACACGCTATTGTCGGAATCGCCTAGAGTTTCTAATTGAGCAAGGGCGAGGGCTTTAATCGGGCTTTCGGTTTTGTGTACTTGCATTGTTTCGTTTTCCTATTGTTGCGCCACGGTTTGTAGCGTTACGCGGATTGTATAGGATTTCGCGCATAAAAAAAGCCCGCGCATGGCGGGCTTGTGTCCTGATCGGGGTGATCGTTTAGGTGTGAGAGTATCCGTCGCGCTCGATCCCTATAAACATGTCCGGCACGGCTGCCAGTAAACAATCGTCATAGTGCAATTTAATAACGTCGCGCTGCAGCCAACCCACAAACCCCATGTTGGAAAAATCTGGGTGATCGGTATCGCGCACGTGGCGCTCGAAAACGCGCACTAATGAGGCGGACTGTTCCGGAGTGATTTTTGTTTCGTTGATATCCATTACGCACTCCCAAGTCGAGCGGGGATCACAACCGCGTAATTGCAAACGTCGCAACACTGGCCATCGCGGACCGGGGCGGCATTGTGACCATGCGCCCAGCCGTTAGATTGCGGTTTGATAGCGTCGCCACAAATCACGCATTGTGGCGTTTCGGGTTTTTCATCATTCATATTTAGTGGTCCTAGTAGTGCGCCTCGGTTTGAGGCGTTGACGACAGTCTAAGATATATCCCATGCAAAAAAAAGCCCGCTCGAGGCGGGCTTGTGTTGGTTAGTAGATCGGTTTATGCGGCGCGTGCAATCGTTTCCCATTGGTTGCGCGGCAGATCTAACACGGTGCGACCGTTACTGTACCAATCGTCGAGACTATCCGCGTCGGCAGTGTGGGCAACCGCTGTTACCGCGTTAACAATCGTCGCGCGAGTGATCGGCTTGTTGGTGTAGCCCGGCTGCTGGATCGTTTGCATTAGCCCGCTCAATATATCGCCGCCAGATTTTTTGGGCAGTTTCAATACAGATACGACCGCGTCGACCACGCCTTGCGGATTCATCAAACCATTTTCGACTACGTCGCCGTGCGCCTGACGCATCAATTCAACGTGCGCATCGAATGACTCGCGGCTGCCGTACGCTGCAACCACATCGCGGAGTTTCAATTCCAGCGCCTTATTGTCGGCGTTCTTAGCTTCATCGGTTAACAGCGCCCACTGATCGCCACCACGCGCGCTAGTCACGTGCGTATGGCGTGATTTGTTTTCGGTCGTGCAACCGTTAAGACACCATAGCGTCCAAGCCAGTTGGGAAACCTCGACCGATCCCAAACCGACCTCGCTGTTTTTCAGCAGTATGCCATTGGCCATAGTGTCGCCGACTGCCGGTTCCGCTACTTGGTTTTCCGATTTGAGGCGCATATACAGCCGCTGATCGGTAACCGTGCCATTTACAATTTTCCAGTTGGCATCGCTATCGATCAGTTGCGGCAGCGCGGCTTGCACCAAATCGACGTTATCAAAAGTTTTGAACTTATCGCTGACAATCGCGCGGCAGATCGGATTGTCGCCGTCAAACGTGCGGATCATTTTGTTTTTAGGCTCATTAACAAGAATTTTGTTCACGAGCGCGTCAAACTCCGGCGCGTAATTTTCATTATCTCTTAACCGACGAGCGGTTCTAACATCTATGTCGCAGTTGCCCGCTAGTTGCTGGAACGCAACCTCATTAGTTTCAAAAAATTGTGTGGGTTCACCACGGTTAGCTTCGAACACTACGCTAGTGCGGCCATCGGTCGTTTGTACCTGTAGCTCGCTAGTGGGCGCTATGTAGTCGGCTTTACGGGAAGCTTGCTCGCTAATTGTTCGCAAGATGCTTTCCAGCGTGCCGTTTTGGTTTTCCAGTTTGGTATCTAACATCACATATTTACCTATTTTTGTGGCCATGCGGCTTGGCCTGATTCGATGCCGCATGCGCATTCTCGCATATGCGCAAGTAAACGCAACCGATTTTTTAAAAGTTTAAGCCGCAACGCGCGCTATCAAATTGGTATCTACCACAAAGCCCGAGTCATCATCTTTTGCTGGTCCCTTGGCTTTCAGCGCGACCACGACGTTACCCGCTTGCACGTTCCATAAATCGGATTGGTCGCCGTCGACCACTGGGCGGCCAAGAAACGTGGCCGGGAATGCGCCATCAGAAAAAACAACGGCGATGGGATTGTCACGATCTACGGCTTGCAACACTTGCTTACGGTATTGAGCGCGGCCACTGTAGCTAAACATCAAACTGTAGTTGTCCGGGGTTTTTCCCAAACGAGCCGCCCGCTTGGTGTAGTCATAGAAAAACAAATCGGGAAACGATTGCGGAATGTTGTGCTGTTCCCACGGGATATCCGATAGCACGTTAAGCCTAACTACGCCTTGCACGCCTTGCTTAGCGCAAAGCTTTTGAAAGTTTCCTAGCTCGCGGCGCAGTTGGTTTAAGAAAGCGAGTTGATCCGCATGCCAGTAATCGGTTCGGGCTTGGCGCGCTATATTAATGCTATCAAAAACGGCAGCCCTACCAGCCGACTTTAAACAAGGGTTCATGCATCCGGCAGCCTTCGACCCCGGACAAATTACTTCGTCGGGCAGCATAGATAAGGACGCCATGCGTACCTTGCCGAGTTTGGAAAGCTTTGCGCCAGTTTTGGCGACTTTGGTATTACCGCTTTTTGGGTCGGTATCGAGTAGTTTCTTGATCATTGTTCGCATCCATTGTTATTGGTGTATGCGAATAGTCGCGTATAACGTAGTCGTTTGCAACCGCGTTGTGTCGTTTCACCAAGCCGTCGAGATAATACGCTTGGTTCTTTTTATTTGTCTCACGCTGGAGTTTCGCACGCGCTTGGCGGCGACGTTTCGCTTGCTCGGACCACGGATCATCACCCGGATCGAAACGCGCTTTGACTGCTTTGAATAACCACAACATTCTCAAACCCTAACACCATGCAAGCGTCCGGTGTCAATAGGACATCCCATATTAGTTAATCGCCTTCCTGTTATAGACTTTTCCAGCCATTTTTATTTTTTTTATAAAAACTTTTTTTCAGACGCCTATAACACACATCCCTTTTTTTTCAGAAGCGTCCCACCACTGCAAAACAGTGGTACGGGTAGTGGTACGGCTGATAGCCTTACGCGACAAGGGCTAGAGCCGAACTGTACCGCCGTACCGCCTGTACCGGCATTTTGAAAATTATTTTTTTTTCAAAAAAGTATTTTGCTCAGAAAACTCTATATATAAAGCCGTTTTTTGTCCCCCGGGCCGTGACCCGTGCTACTTGAAGTAACAACCGTTACCTTTCGTAACACTCCGTATAAGATCTCCCATTTTTTTTGCGACAAGCCCTTGCGCAAGTATACTACATCCCGTAATCTCGCTTACCCCTTTTGGAGAAATGTGAATGAAAACAGAACTTACTTCCCACGAACTCGACGTCGCGTGCTACCGCGCCGCGCTGCGTTATGCGTCCAGCACTCAAGACGAAAAAGAACTAGAGGTCTTTGAAAAAGCCATCGACGAGTTGGCCGAGATCATTGGTCACGATGTCGCCATGCCAATCCTTGAAGAAGAGATCGCCCGGCAACAGGCCGCGCGCCGTGAAGCGGAAGCAGAACGTGACGAACTCTTAGCTCAGATGGAAGCTTTGATGAAAGAGGACTTGGAATGAAACGCATCGAGGTCCGTGTTGAGTTAGACGAGGCCGAGGCCCGTGAGTTCATGGATTTGATCCAAGACTCGCGGGCCGTGCTCGATGAACTTTTAAAAGAAGTCCGCTCACTGAAGCGCAAGCTGCGCGAAGTTGAGGTCGCGGTCAAGGATGCGGCCAAATGAAATTTGAAGAATCTATCGACGTGCATACGGAGCTATTGCGGCTCCAGAGCAAGCCGAAGAGGTCGTCTGCGGAGAAGAACAGGTTACGGTTCCTGCGTCGCATATGCGGGGCAGACAAGGCTGCAACCTCGGGTTTATCCGAGACGGAAGTGGGCTTGGCCAAGGGTCAGGCCCTTTGTAATTTTTTATTAGGAGAACGTGATGAAAACACCAACGAAAGCTGAATTGGTCAGCAAAATCGAAAAGCTGGAAGCAAAGCTTGTTGAGAAAGACCGCGACCGTGAAGAATTACGGTTGAGGTTCGTTCAGACGCGCGAGAAGTTAGAGAACGCGCACATCCAAGACGAAGACCGTGCCGACAAGTATCAAACGGTGCACGCGGACAACGCGCATTGGATGTCGGCCAGTGACGCCTACATCACCGTCTACACGACGGGGTACGACCACGACTTTGACCGTATGCCCAAGTGCAGGGTTTGCACAATCCCGGTGCCCGATCTGACGGGCGGCATGCGCTGGAACACTAAGCTGCCCGAAAGCTATCGTTGTGAAGAGCGGGACGAACATGGTCGGTACACGTACAAAGTATCGCCGCACTGGGAACTGGTGAAAGAAAACGAGTACGGACAGCACTGGCACCATCCCGAGATGGAAACCGACATACAAATGCTTGCGGAGCAAGACTTCACGATCGAAGACCGTGACCAGTTCAGTCGTCGGCAGAAGAAAGAATACCTTGAAGGCATGAACCGGTTGATCGTACTGGCGGGGCAGATCCAAGAGTTCTACAACAGCGTTGGGGAGTTTCCTGACGAAGAGGTTGAAGTGCAGGTTCAGTTCGCGCTGCGTGGAGAAGTGGGATGAAGTATCACCAGCTACGCGAAGGCATGATCTATGAGTTTTTGCAAAGAAAAACAGAGCCGGATGACATTGAACGGTTTTGGGAGATCATAGAACTGGAAGAGCGGGAGATGCGCGGCCACACCATCCAAGCCATTTGGATGGGTAATCTTGGTAATGACAGTGTCTTCAACGCTGAGATCAAAGAACTCAACCAACTTAACCGATGGTTTTACCACGAAGGTGCAGAGGTGGCTGACGTCAAAGTGAAGCGTTTAATCTTTTTAGACGGGCACCAAATGGACGTGCAGGTCTACGAAGAGGGGCCGCAGCCAAAAAAGTCCAAGCGGACGGTCATTCCAATCCAGCCAAAGAAAGCACCGGAACCGTCCGTAGACGAACAAATCGCTGAGTATCTAGAAGACAACCCGGTAGATGACACAGACCCCACGCACTTCGATCTGAGCCGCTTTGCGGCATACACGATCAACGAGTGGGAAAGCCTGTGCGACTCGGTCGTCATGCGGTTCGTGAACAATGGGCAGGTCGATCTGGGAAGAAAGCCGCCACCGAAGAAGACGTTGTCGTATTACGTCCACGAGCAAGAGTGGTCTGCGTTCACAGACGGCAAAACTATCCGCGAGGTCAGAGATTTAAATCTTCGGATCAGTGGCGAGATGGGCAAGAAATGCACGTTCGAAACGGTGATCATACGGTTGATCAAAGCCGGGCATTGGTTTGGCACTACAAAGCATCGACAGTTCATTACTCAGAATGTTCAGCGACGCAATTGGAAGAGCCAGAAAAAGAATGATTGAAGCAATTCGATGCCAGCAACGTTACGCAGACCGGTTGGAAAGCGATCGGCACAGTTTGCTGAAAATGCAAAAGGTGCGCACGGAAAAGGCCACTATCCCAGACACGACCATACTCAAAGTCTTGTTGGCGCGTGACAAAGAGCCGCGATTGTCGAAAGCCTCGCTTGCGAGGCAGTTGCGGTTACCGGCCCACACCGTCTATAACATCTTGAACCGGTACGATCTGGTCCTGAGTCCGGGCGGTAAGCCGTGGTACAGGAGCCGTGGGCTGTGATCGAACGACCGGATTGGGCTTTCGATAACCCCTATGACGACGATGAGGTTTTGTGTGACGATTGTGGCCAGCCACTATACGAGGTCGAAGATGAAGACGGCAAAAGATTACATTGTGAGTCGTGTGACTAAAGCTTGGGATCGCTGTGGCTACGATTG